TCCAGAGGTTCTATTATATATGGTAATGTTGACTCTAAATGGGATGAATTAGTAAAAGGTGCAGCTGATACTTTCCTTGGGTCTGATGGTACAGATATATCATATCGAACTGCTGCGCAAGTGAAAACTTCTTTAAGCTTGGGGACTACTGATAGTCCTCAATTTACTACTCTGTCGCTAACAAAAACACTTGGCGCCGATGATGCTGTAGAAGAACTGCTTACGATAACAGCAGATTATGGCTCAGCAACTGCTGTAGGATTCGGCGGAGCAATAAAATTTGTAGGAAGAACTATTGGTAATGGCCTTTTCGATGCCGCTCAAATTGCAGCAGTTGTAGATAACCCAACCAATAACCAACAAGGACTTAGCTTTTATACTTCACGACCTGCAAATACTCTTAATGAAGTATTTAGAATATCAAGTTTTGGTACAGTGTTCATAAAGGAAAGAGCGGAAGCTTCTGACGATTCTGCGACTTGGGGGCAGATATGGGTTAAAAGCAATGATCCAAATACTTTATGGTTTACTGATGATGCTGGAACTGATAAACAATTAGATTTAGTGGTTGGAACTGATGTTCAAGCATGGAATACTCGACTTGATGATATAGCTGCTTTGGCTGTTACTGATGGAAATTTTATTGTTGGGGATGGCGCTAACTGGGTTGTTGAGAGCGGAGCTACAGTGCGGGCATCTATTGGTCTTGGTAATGTTGAAAATACTCAACTTTCAACTTGGGCGGGTTCAACAAATATAACTACATTAGGCACTATCGCAACAGTTGGGAATATCACTATTGCTGACGGTGGCACTATCGGGTGTGCTGGTGCTCCTATTCTCACATTTGATGATACAAATAATTTTCTTGAAATTTCAGATTGCAAAATAGGTATCGGAACAACTACTCCAGAAGAAAGATGTTCTATTTGGGGGTCTGGAGGCCTTTGCGAAATTTCAATCGGTTATAATTCTACTTCTGGCAGTGATTACCCAAGACTTTTATTCAGGCAAGCAACTGTAGCTGGAAATAAAATTGTTGGTGCTATTGGCAGTAAACCAATAGATAGAAGTACAAATTATTATAGTAAATTAAAGTTACAAGTGTCAAATAGAGCAACCGAAACACTTGTTGATAGAATTGTAATGCAATCAAGAAGTTCGGAGTATGATATAGCATTCTATTGCGGAAATACTCCAACTGAGGCAATGCGGATTGATAGTAATTTATTAGCGACCTTCGCCGGTAGAGTTAGTGTCGGGGCGACAACTAACTTGAGGAATTTTACAGTTAAGAAAGAAGGGGACGACATCGATGATGGGATTGCAATACAGGGAGATGATGATATAGTTGTTTGGGGATTAATAAATGTAGATGCTAATAATAATCTTGCTTTTGGAAGTTGGACTGGTTCTAATTTTGCTACTAACGTTGTTATTGATAATGTAAATGGTTTTATAAGTTGTCTCGGGGCAGTTACTACTGATGAGCATTATGAAGTAGATGGGGTTCAAGTAATTAGTAACCAAGGTGCTGCAGTTGCTGACGCTACTGATACTGCTACGACAACGGCCAGACTTAATGAACTTTTAGCTCGTTGTAGAGCACACGGAATTATCGCAACTTAATAGGAGATATGAAATGAGCGGGCCAAGTACAGGTAGTTTAGAAATAAGACATACACCGGGTACGGTGCCGGGTGGTGCAAGACCGGGATGGGGTTTGCCATACCAACAGCTTCCCGGTGCTCAGATTCCCCAAGGTCGTTTAACATCTGAATCAATGTTAAATCAAGAAATACAAACTGGTCGACAAGCTATACAAGATAAATATGCTCTTCAGTGGAAAAACGCAAATAGAAGTAGGCGATTTATTGGTGTCGCAAAAACCAATCGTTTGTTACAAGAAATAGATGCCAGAGCAAAACAAGAGATGCTTCAATTTAATCAACGAGCACAACAACAACTTATACAATTACAGAATATAGACCGTCTTGCACAACAGGGGGCAATAACAAACCCAGAAGAGATTAAAATGCGGATGTACAATCCTGATCTGGCACGGTCTATGTATCCAACACCAGAAAAAGGACGCACGCCAGCAACAGTAATGAATGAACTTAATAGATATAAAGAAATAATACAAAGCAATCTTGATAGATATAAAACAGTGAAAATACCATGGTGGCGCAAGGGCAAACTTAAAGAAAAAACATTATATCTTGATTACGACTTGCCCGCTAAAAAAGAAGGTGAGGTAGGTGCTTGGCGTGACGCCACTGAAGAAGACATACAGGATCAAGATTTTTGGAAGCAAGAATTGGAAGAAGTAAAAAAACGCGAAATGGAGATTGTTAGGATACCCGGCATTAAGCACAGAATAGTTCAACCAGGAACTACTGGCGGTACATTCAGTGATAAAGTTGTTGAACCCTATAAGAAACCTGTTCGACAACGACCAAGACCCATTAGACATCAACCAGGAACTGTCCCGGAACCAAAAACTGAACAAGAGTATAATGCTCTACCACCGGGCACAAGATATAAACACCCCAGTGGCGATATAAGGATTAAAAGATAATGTGGGGCGATGCTGATACAAAAATTCAATCAGAAATAACTTGGGGACAAAAAGATATTCCTGAAACCGGCGGTGAATTTCGAGGTGCGGGTGCAACCGGAACTTGGGAAGAACCAACTTTACTTGGTGGTGCTCTCACTGAATTTGGTAAAGGTCTTGTTTCATCTGAACTCGGTGTCGCTAAAGGTATTGTAGGAACTGCTGAAGCTGCTCTTACAATGCCGGAAGAAAAAGTGCGTAAAGTAGGCACTCCTTGGGCACCTCGTCTACCCACGTCAGAAGAACAACAAGAAAGAACAGCAGGATTACGTGAAGCTAAAAGAAGGATAGTATCTGCCCAAGAACGATTCGCCAGAACTTATGGCGGTACGGGTGCGTGGGCTGGTAGAGTAATTGGTGAAGCTATTCCCTATATGGCTAATGCAATGGCTGGCGGTTATGCTATTGGTCCAGTTGGTGCCGCAATGGTTGGGTTTGCTGTTGAAGGTGATAATGCCTATGATGAAGCTATCGCGAGCGGGGCACCTGAAGGACAAGCACAAAGAGAACGTGTAGTTGTAGGATCTATTAATGCTGCCATCGAGGCTTTACAAATTGGACGACTAATGAAATTTCATCAGGCTGGTAAACATTCTGTAAGAAATTTCGTGCGACTCGCCAGAGATAAAGCGTTCAAGCGAATGTTTACTACTGGTAAACAATTTGGAGCAGATATTTTACGCCATTCAATCGAGGAAGGACTTGAAGAATTTGCTCAAGAAGGCGTATCTATTAGCGTTCCTGCTTTATTTAGAGGTGAATATCCTAAAAAAGAAGATGGTACTGTAGATTATTGGGCACTGGGTGAACGTCTTGGCGGTGCTGCCCTTGGCGGTGCCGTCGCTGGTGGTGTACTTGGTACTGCTGGACAAGTAGAAATCGGTACTAAAGTATCAGAATCAATGCCAGAAGCTATGGATATAGGTGAGCTGTTAGGATTCGGTCACGCTATACCTGAAGCTCTGGGTATGCAAACAGAAGAACGTCAAGCTTATATGGAATCTCTTACTGGCAAACGCTCAATGAGCGATATGAATCCACAAGAACTTGAAAATTATATGTGGCAACTTCATCAAGATGCCAGTGAAGCTGGGATTGATTTGAATAAGTTAGCACAGAAGTTTCAACCTGTTAAAGAACTTAATAAACAACTTCAATCGTTGAAGCGTTATAAAAAACCATTATCTCGCGGTGCGATCAGACGTAGATCCAGTATCTTAAAAGCGGCTGACAAAATTGGTGAATTAGAACAGTCGTACCTCTTAAATCAAGACCGTATGAAAAACGTATGTCGTATGTTAGACGGGTATGAAGCTGACGGCCCTATGTCACGACTTATTCAAGAACCTGTGAAAGCTGCAACTGTAAAAGCTAAAGGTGCTGCAAATGATTTAATGTGGAGCTTGCGAAAATCTGCAATGGATCGCGGTATTAACATTGGTAAAATGTTTGATGTCAAAGCAAAACCAGAAGTTGTAAAAGGTTTTCCATTGTCTGACGCTGAGTGTATTGGAGTCTATTATTTGGCTCAAAATCCGAAAGCACGAAAAGATATTGTAGCATTATTTGAAGAAGATGGCAAAGATCCCGAAGCGGCGATTAAATCTATACAAAAGTATGTCGAAAAAGATGATGACCTCATGTTTATTTATCGGGGGCACAGAGCATATTTCGATATAATGGGGCCACGATTTTTTGATACCATCAATCAACTTGGTATTAAGGATGTTGTTAAAGAAGAAAATTATATTACAATGCTCCTTAATAAAGGTGGTGAAGAGGGTACTGCAAATATTCTCCAGAAATTTACTTCACAATTTGGCCTTCTCTTACCGGGTAAAAAACATACTAAAGAAAGAACTGGGGCTATTAAAGATATAAATCTTAATATCTTTAGTATCACATCTCAAGCATCTCGATCACTTGAACGATTTATAAATGTTGCCCCCGTTGCTAAGAAGGTTAATGATTTAATTGAAAATCCTAAGTTCAAAAGAAACTTAAACGCTGCTACTAAAAATCAGGGTGTAAAAATATTCAAAAGATGGCTCGCTGATTCTGCACGGGGAACATCTGATTATAATACAACTGGTGTCGAGCGAACGTTAAATAAACTTAGGCACAATGCTGTTATTTATACACTTGGTGCTAAGGTAATGACAGTGATGCCCAAACAGGCTATCTCGCTTTCTAATGCTGTAGCTAAACGTCCAGCTATGCTCCCGGCTATACTTAAAACTATTAATGTTATGGCCGATCCCAGAATAACTAAACAACTTCATGAGAGAGCAATGAGCAAATCTGCATTAGTAAGGAATAGAAGTTGGGAACGAGATTTACGAGCAGTATACAATGATAAGAGCATTAAAAAATTCTTCAAGGGGAAAAATTTATCACCAATAGGCATGCGTCCTATTTCGTGGATGGACCGCAAAACTGTTGATACAGTATGGAACTCAGCTTATGACCTTGCGATTGCTGATGGATTGGATGAAAAACCAGCTATTAAATACGCCGATGATTTTATTGAAACAACACAACCGATGGCCGATGCTACAGATCTGCCTGGATATTTTAGGGGAGGTATCGCTGAGAAAACATTTACAACATTTATGAATCAACGTAATCAAAACTGGCAGGCTCTTAGACATGATATTTTAGGCGAATACAAAGCCGGAAAAATCAGCAAAAGCATGGTTATGTATCGTTTTCTATTTAGCCAAATTCTACCATCTATGATGTTGGGTACACTTACCCGTGGTCGTTTACCAAAAGATGCAAAAGAAATGGGATTGGACCTTATTTCATATATGATAACACCATTAATATTTGGTGGTCGATTTGCATATAATCTTGTAACAGGTGAGTGGGATCCAATTACATCAGAAGTTTCTACAATACCGGCCAGAGGACCAGAAGAAATAGTTAGGGGTGTTGCAGCAGCGAAACGTGGTGATATACGTGGAGTGATCGAACATGGTGTCGGCACTATCGGTGCCTTCACAGGTACAATTCCGCAACAGGCACTTACAACTACCGGTGGCATAATTGATTTGGCAATAGGCGAAACTGATGATTTCAAACGATTGATCTATTCCCCCTATGTAATTAAAAAATATGGCAAGAAAGAACCGACAACGGGGCGTGCAGCACGTAAAGCACCAGTAAGAAGGAGACCAAAATGACAGATGAAGAAAAAGAAATGCTAATCAGAGTTGATGAACGTACTGAACGAATGGAGATATGGGCTACTAACCACGACATACACCATTTTCGTTATAATATTATGGCCTGGGGGGTAGCGTTAAGTGCTATTATCGGACTGATTGTTGCCTTATTAACTAAATGATTTCCTTAAAGCAACAACTTTACCATCCTTATATATTTTTTGGTCTTCTTTAGTCGACACAAGAGTTGTAACGGCAATGTTTGCTGTAACTTTTCTTAACATAGCATCCAGCTTTGGTAAAAATGATGCCATTGCTTTTTCGCATTCAGCTTTTTGTTTAGAGTTCCATGCTTTCTTAAATCTTCTATCCCAATAATTATCCCAGAAGAGCATATCTCCTTTATGTTTAGCATCTTTAGCGTCAATCAACTTCTTAGCATATTGTATGTTTTCATAACACAACATAGTGATAAGATGAGTTAAATTCCACCAATATCTAATAGTATAATTCCAGATTAAATTCTTCCAGTATATTTTCATTTTATTCTCCCATTAAAGCTCTTCCGGCTTGATTACTGATTGGAATACCTTGGGACCAGATTATTATTGGTACTGGTTGGGTACGCTTCCCATCAGATGCCGTATACATACTCATTACGTTAATGGCATTTTTAATTATTTCTTCCGGTATGATACAATATTCACCATCGCGGCACCAAAGTATAGGATCAATTTCGCTGCAAGTTGCTTCATCGACAGGAATCATATCGCCCGATTCTTTATATATGCTGATTCTCATTCCATATCTCCCATAATTTTTTATACTCTTCGGGATGATCACCACTGAATAATTGTTGTCTAAACTTATTATCATTTTTGTAACACACTGGCCACTTATATGTACCACACCAATCCCCCCAGGACACATCACGAAGAATCCTGATGCCATATTTGTTTTGATGCACAATTACAGCAACATACCAAGTCTTATCATAAACAGATGTTACTCGTATGATCCATCCGGGGTCAGTCGTAGGGGGCACAGGATTAAACCCCCCATAGAACTCGACTGAACCTTCACGTAGTGCCCGGACAATAGCCTTGCGGGGACAATTTTCCTCAAGCCATGATACTATGTGCAATCTGGATTGAAAATGGATTTGTTTCATAGCGGCTTGATATTTTTATAACGATAATGATATATCCGATTATCATCATCTTCCAACGACCATTCAGTAGCAACATCACCTTGTCTAAGATCTAAAGAATAAATTTTTCCGACTTCAAGGCAAACATTCTCCGTTGGCTTAAACAACAATCGTAATTTCTGTCCATATTCAGCCAGCCTCGCTACTGGAATCTCTTTTGACTTCTCTAATGCCTTAATTGCTTCAAACGTTTCTGTACTGATGTTTTCTAACGGTATCTGTTTGCCATCTACTTCTGCTGTAATTTTAATACTTGACATATTTTCCCTTTCATAATTAGGACAATTGATCGTTCGGCCTTGAATAACCTCTGCTAAACAACAGATTTTACGATCAGGATAGAATATACAGTCATTGTGTTTACAGTCAATCATCAATCTGCTCTCCTCTTAGCCGATGAATTTATTTCATAGCGGTCGGATATTTCCATATTGTGCTGTTAATTTCGCGTCATGCTTTTGTTCCCAGTTATCAGTAAAAGTACCCCGTTCAAAGTCAAAAAGATGAACTAATCCAGCAGTAAGGTGAATATCTCTTGTCTGCCTAAGGAATAAATATGATCTGCCACGAAAAGTAGCCAGCCTTGCTACTGGAATTTCTTTTGACTTCTCTAATGCCTTAATTGCTTCAAACGTTTCTGTACTAATGCTTTCTAACGGTATCTGTTTGCCATCTACTTCTGCTGTAATTTTAATACTTGACATATTTTCCCTTTCCCAACATTTTTCACATATGCGTTGTGGTGATGGCAACCAACCACGCTTAAATACAGAGCGAAAGGAAGGTTCTCCCCACCAAAAATAATGACCACAACTTGCGCAAAATGGTTTATAGTTCATCAATCATTCCTCCTCTTAGCCTTAGCTACAACTTCTTCCATCTCTGCTGGTGAGTAATCGCCTTTACGTTTCAAAGCGCGACCGATAGCAGCACCGCCCGTGAATCCCGCAAGGATACCAAGCAAGCTAAATGGTTGGTCTTCATTTCCCACAATAACACCTTGAAGATATTCAGCTTCCTTGATATTAGCGTCAATGAAGCCAATAGCATCACTATAATCAAGTTCATCGTCTTCAGCCAATCGTTTAAGATTAATTTGTTCTGTACGATGGTCGATTACAATTTCATTATGAAGTTTCTTCACATTATGCAATGAATCAATCTCTTTGAAACCATCGAGCGACCCCTTAACATATTCATAAGACTGTTCTGTTACAGTACACGGCGTTATTCGATCCATCATAGACCTACAACTGATGACGGCGAGGGATGCGATACACACGATCGTTAATAGCCAGTTTAATTTGTTCTTCATTTTTAGCTCCTTATATAGACCCAAAGAAATTTCACTGTGGCGAGATATATGCTCCCCACTAAAAATCCGGTTAATATCCCACAACAAATTGCTGTAGTATAATCTACAATAGTGCACAAAATATTTTTCATTATAAACCTTTCTTATAAAATATACGAGCCATTTTTTTAGCAGTACGTTCTGTCAGTTCTTTTCTTGTTAATTTTGTACTTCTGAATGTCATCTTACAAAACAACCACCATAAAAGATTTTTGAAACGATCTCTTTTTGCTAAATATTCTATATACCTATTTTCATAGATCCTCCACTCACGCTGTAGTGTTCCAAATTTCTGGGCTAAATCTTCTATAGCCTTGTGGTTAACAGTAAGCGTTTTCTCAATTAATGCCAGAGCCTCAAATATTTGTTCAATTTTTTCTTTCTGTGTCATTTCTGTTCTCCTACCAATGGTACTTTAGATAATAGTTTCCTCATATCTTCGAGATGTCTCTGTGTGGCTGCCAGTTGTCCTGCACTGCCCGAACCTTCACTTGGTCGTAGCCCGCAATCCCATAAATCATCTATGAGTTTCTGTGCAGCGTGTTTAGGAATTTCAAGATACGGCTCACTATCAGTTTCATACATTTCATGTTGTTCAAATTCAATAGGTTTCGCAGAAAAAACTTTGCCACCAGCTTCATAATCTACAAAGATAGATACTGTGTTGTATCTATTACCACTCCTTAACGCTCTCACTTGTATTTGTGTCATTCCTGCTCTCCTTCTGGTTTTTCTACAACTGCATTTAGAATTGTTATTAAACTACCACATTCATCACAAGTATATTTCTTCCATTGAAAAGCCCCCATTACACTCCCTGGTTGATCTTTGGATTCAAAATCCACAAGAGTCATCTGATCGATTTCAGTTAATTTAGGATGTCTGCAATTCATTTCTGTTCTCCTAACTCTTTGGTTTTCCTAAATATTGTGAATAGACCCAGTCCTGCAGTTCAAGACCCTTATACGTATATTGCCTCCTACCATCAATATCAGCACGGAAATCTGTAATAGTAGGGCAGGCCTGTTTTAACCAACGTCCGAAATAAATATTATTACCGACTTTGTGTCCTGTTTTGCCACACCATATTTCCCATGCTTCATATAATTGGCTTCTGGTCACATAGGTATTTTCATTTTTAATACAACATTCTTTTATAAACGCCGTTACAGGTGCAGTTATCTCTGTTAGTTGTTGTAAAAGCAGATTAGAAGATCCGGGCATAGTAAATCTACCCTGCTCTCTTAAATCTTTCAAACCTTGTAAAGCAAAATTAATTAACTTGCCCTCGCGAGCTTCTTTGCGCAGTCTATCTTTCAAAGTAAAATTTTCTCTACCGACATATGAATTAGGAAAATTAAGAATGATAGATCTGGCCACAAGTGCTTTAGCCGGGTCTGAAAAGCCGGGAAGGTCATTCATGACAATAGTAAACCGACAGGTCATATAGACATCAAACTGTTGCAGATACTTAGGATTTACTGTGATAGGATCTCTGCCAGTTATTTGTAATATAGTTTGTAATGCTGCATCAGCTTCACCTTTTCTCGGAGTCCTCGCATCACCGAGTGTAGCAGCGAGTTTACCTATAAGCGGATATAATCCATGTGTATTAGCTAATGCTTGAAAACTGGTAGCACTATATTGGTCTTTACCAAGCATACCATGTAATGTTTCAAGTATCGTACTTTTACCTGTTCTTGTATCGCCAATGAAAATCATTAACTTTTCTTGAGTCATATCTGGCACTAAGCAATAGCCAAACCATTGAGCCAATGCTCTAATACATTCAGTATCCCCATTAAATATCTGATTACAAGTATCATCATATAAATTAGACCAAACATTTTCATCATAATCATACGGAAAAACATTATATGTGAACAATCGCGGGTCAGGATTATGCAATACAATGTTACCCTTCATATATTCAGTAACATCAAGCATACCATTTTTGAAGATTATCAAATTATTTGGGTGCGGGTGGTCTTCTTTATCAAGCCACACGGGGGGATCTTTTTCTACCGGGCACCATCTGTTCAAGGCATCAATGATGTCGCCTATCTTAGATCTGGTAGGCTTGTAAGGGACTACGTCCATACCGTTTGCAGTAGTTTTTATGAACTTCTTACCCGCAAGAAATTTATATAATTTTCCTTTGAACGTTGATAACGATAACTCCTTATAATGATCCTTATACCATTCCATCCATTGCCCACGATAGTTACGAAGTACCGGCACACCATCTAATACGTGAGCTTCATTTATAAATCGTTCAGCGATTAAAAAAGCTATATCGTCTGCAAATACATTAGGGTCTGTCTCTTTATCATCGTCACCGTGTTCACCAACATATTCAAACAACGAGGCTTGGGTAAGCCCATGTCGTACCCACTGTCGTAAGTCTTTAATCCCTTTTGGTGGCAATATACACTTAATATCTTCAACCGTATCTTTGATATTAAGATATGCTTTCTTCATCCCTGCTTCACCGGCACCAGCGTCATTATCGCCTATAATCCAAACTTCATGACCAGCAAGGGGCATTTCTTTAAGAATCGCCATACCCCCCTCAGCAGAAGGCCGGCCAATCGCCACGAAGCCCAAAGCCATAGCCGCAAGCACGTCAGATGCACCTTCCACGATGATAATCGGTAGATCGGTATCCGGGAGAACTCCAAATGTTCCTGCACTTTGTTGCTGTTCTTTTTTCCGAATATGAAGATAGCCACAATCTGGTAGTTCTCGTATTGAGCCATCATGTATACGACTACATACTGCAGCAGATGGATCGTCTGGGTTGTCAGATGACACCATGCACCAGTCCGGTTTTCCGCAAATCGGGCAAACAACACCCGCTTCTGCGATTCTGACCCAATGGAATTTTCCCGCTTCATATTTTTTATCCCCTGTTATGTGGTCTGAATTGTAGGTATAAATCAGTCCACGTCTGGATCCATGTACCATAAACTTCTTACCGTCGTGGTATCGTTTGAGTAGGCCGGTAATATCACCCTTAGCATTCCGTTCAGCAAATATCCAGGCATATTCACCAGGATAGTATCCAACATCAAGTGTTTTCAAAGATTCTATAGTCACACCGAGTTCCTCTACGAGGCATTCAAGCATACCTATAGTAACGTTACTTTTATAGATGTCATATTGTTGTGCGAAGGTTAGGGTCATAATTGAATATCCGATTCGATTTCATTGCCCCATACATCCCAACCTGGAGTTTTCTCTCTGGCGAATAGCTCTATGCGAGGTATGTCACCAAAAAGTTCCACAATACGTTTTCTTGCCTCATCTGGTTTACGACTATGTTCCCTGCGTGGAGCGATAATAATAGAAGATACTTTATTGCTTATTGGTTTTAATTGCCCTTTCATCCCCAACAAACATATTTCAGCATTTGATTTGGCGTAATATCCAACACCAAAAAAAGGTTTGCCGTTTTTAGAGTTTGTCTTTACCCATGTAAATCCTACCGTTCTATAACGAAAACCCCAATAATCAAATAACCTGATTTGCTGTTCAAGATATGGGAACGTACACCACATAAATAAAGCACAGTTTTTATCGGCTAATTCTGGCAAAGGTAATTTTTTTATCTCATCCATTGTCATTAAATCATAATGCCCGCAAGCTCCCCCACGAAAACGGGTTTTATGATTTGCTCGGCTATTATATTTCCAAGGCGGGTCTGCATAGATAATCTGATATTGTTTCCGTATCGGTGGTGGTGTTTTTGGCAATGTCATTATTCCCTTTCTGGCGTTTCAGTTATTTCTTCCTCATCATTTTCTTCTTTTTCGTCCATACAAATAGATCGATGTTCCACTAATGGGCCATCCACAAAACTAAAAAAATCTAACATATCATATCTCCTCAAATTTTTCCATGATAGCTTCAATTACATTTACTGTTACTGCATTACCTAAACATTTATAACGTTGAGTATCGGAGATTCCTTCCGTCCATCCATCAGGAAATCCTTGGAGTCGCTCGCATTCTACGGGGGTGAGTCGGCGAATATTCCGATTCCCCTTGTTGTCCCCCCTGCTTGGCTGCGTAATGCTGGTTGTATTTCTGAAATCTCCTTTGGAAGGTCGTTTTGGTATTTGCAATTTTGTAAATCCATTACTGCTTTCTCTGATAGGAAATACTTGGGGGCGACTTGTTCCTCTAAGATGTCCGATAATGAACACTCGTTCCCGATTCTGGGGGACGCTGAAGTTTTTACTGTTAAGCACCTGCCATTGGAGGTCATACCCAAGTTCATCCATCGTGCGGAGGATAGTTCCGAAGGTTCTGCCTTTGTCGTGAGATAGAAGCCCTTTAACGTTTTCAAGGAGTAGAAGGCGTGGTTGTTTTTCCTGTGCAATCCGAGCGATTTCAAAAAAAAGTGTACCCCGTGTGTCGTTGAAACCCCTTCGTTTACCGGCGATTGAGAAAGATTGACAGGGAAAGCCTCCGCAGAGTAAGTCAAAATCCGGGACATCTGAGCATTTGATATTTGTAACATTGCCGTACTCCTTGTGGGTTGGGAAATGTTTTTTGTAGATTGAAATAGCATATTTGTCGATTTCGGAGAAACCAACACATATTGCTCTACTGTTTGGGTTGCTGTCAGATTGTTGGCTAAACCATCCATTCTCGGAACCAACTCTTTTGCTCGCCTTGGAGACCAATCTTTCCCCTGCTTCATCATTTGTCTCCGTATCTTCTTGGCTTCTTCCGTTCTTCTTTCGGTAAGCTGATAATATTCCAAGTTCAAATCCTCCTATGCCACTGAATAGTGAAAAGTATTTCATATCATACCTCAAAAATAGATGCTGGCAGGCAGTTGGTACTGCTTAGTTGCATTCCGGCCATCACAGCCCACTCACTATAGGCTACCACGCCACCGCCAACACCATATCGACACTTTCAGAATTTAGCTACACTCTCTAATGTTTTTTCTGCTATCTGATACCATTGTTCATTAGTAACATTTTCCGATTCAACATTAGGGCCAGCAATCTCAGCAATACTACCGTGCCATACTTCACCGATTGTTTTATCGTCGATAGTAGGATCTCGTAATTCTACAATTTTATTCCACGCTTCTTGCATAGTGCACGCAGTGCTCTCTGGCTTTACGGGTGGTACAACAGCATCTTTTGATTCTGGTTTTGGCGGCGGCCCATCAACTTGAGGTTCTGCTACCTGTCTTGCTACCAGAGCAGCTTTAGCTGCTGCTGCTCTATTTTTAGCTGACTTCTCAGCCATTTTACGTGCTTTCTCTTCTGGTGTAGGCTTCGCATCAATGGGCGATGCAGCATCATCAGTAGGTACTCCTGATGATGGCCGATTAGCCGGGGCTTTAGCAGCAGTAGTTACAGACTTCGTTGTTGCGTTCTTGGCACCAAGGGCAGCGAACTGTTTGTCCAGGGCCTTTAATTCTTTGGCGTCGAGCTTACGAAGTTGTACTCCTGGTTCAGCATCATATACATCGATCCAGTTAACTTGGTATGGATATGTAGCTTCTGAGTAAGTATTCTCGCCGATTCTGACTTGAAATTCAAGACCATCATATTTGCCATTAGCAAGTTGAACCAATGATCTGCCGTCCCAGTTAAATACTTTCTTAACTTGATCCATACTGAGTGTAGGCCCGAGTTCCTTGCCTTTAGACTTGATAATACCATAAAGGCACGAATACGCAGTGATTTCACCTTTATATCCGGTATAATCAAACCATTTTCCCTCTTTTTGATCATAAACTTCAGTGAGAGCGACCCTTACATTGAACCAAGGCAACTCTATATCAGTACCTTTTTTCTTTTTACCATCAACACCCCATTCGAGTGCTTTACATCTGAATGTTCCAGCTCTATCAAGTCCCATTTTTGGTTCCTTTCTGGCTAAAGATTATTATTTTCAGAGGCTTTACCTATAACTATTAATCTCTTTACTTCTTCCTCGGATAATGTTTCTGCTCCGATTATATAATATTCTAAATCTTCTATTTCTTTCTTGATTTCTCCCCATTTTTTTAGGTCGGCAGGACTGCAGTTTTTAGAAAGTTTTTTATCACATATCTCTTTGTACATTTTTCTTACTTTTGGTTTGGTTAACAAGTCATATGTCGTTCCTGCTGTTGTAAAAGGTTTGACACAAACATAAATCAAGTCAAATATGAGTATCCCGATAAGTATCTCCATCATCATTTTTTCCTCTTACACTTAACACATATTGTTTCAGTATCCGGTATAGGTGTACCACAGGTACATCGTTTTAACCCGGCATTATCTAATATTTGCTTTACGTCTTTACTTGTAGCTGGCATTGGTGAAACTTCGGGGTCGTATCTTTCTTTGAACATTTTATATTGATCATCTGATAGTATCCCACGCTTATGCTGTTCTCTTGCTATCAATTTTGACATGTGTTCAAACGCCACGTGATCACAGGCTAACATTTTACTCAAATCCCCGTGACAATACTTAAATTTAAGCCCAGAATTACAGGGGCATAGGTCATTTCTCTTAGGTTTTGGTCCTTTGAATTTTATACCCATCACTCATCTCCTTCTTCTGGAATATCACGCCAACATTCATCGAATAAAAACTTCCATATAGAATCATCCGCAGGATTATCAAACGATACTACAGGAAATCTGGGTGGTATACTTCGTGATTTAGCTTTATAATGTACTTCTGGTGCGTGAACATGAATGATTCTATTGCCGGTTGATGTGGCCTTAGCAACTTTAGATCCTTCATCATCCTTAACAGCTACCACGCCTTCGTTACTAATCTTAAATAAATGATCAGCCCATTCACACCACATGCCCCAAATTGATGGAGCCACTTTACCATATTGAAGGGCTAATTTAGGAACGTCGCAAAGATAATTTTCACCGCCCGAATGAGCTATTTCGGCTTGCTGCATTTGACACAAAATACACACATTTATGCCACGCCTGATTAATACATCAAAATCTGCAAGGGGTAAACGCATAGTATCATATATATGACGATGCCCATCACCGTATCCATATTGTTTAATATTCTTCATAAACTCACCCTTACTACCCTTTATATTTTCAAGTACCCAAGGAAGTGCCCATGATTCGAGGATAGTGCCGGTATCAATAACATATGATTCATAGTCATTAAAGAGATCTAACTGTTGTGTAACTGCTCGAAAATCATCGAACGTCTCTATGCCGGGAATATGTTTTAGAGATTCACCAGTTTTAGGATTTTTGATTTTACGACCACCGTCATCAAGGCCAGCGAATACAGGTGTTGGTAACATTGAACCAAGTGTAGTCTTGCCCATACCCGAATCAGCATAGATAATAATTTTTTCGCCTTCTTCGGAACCATCCCAGGTTGCTACTTGGAATGTTTTATTAACACCTCGTTGCTGTTGTTTAGTGGTTTTCGGTTTCACGGGCATCGGGGCAGGGGGAGCTTTTGGTAACGGTTTTTTTGTTGATGGTGGTTTATTTGATAAGGTCATCAGTTTTCTCCAGATTAAGGCCAGTTTCCTGTTTCTACGCTAATGCGAGCCATTCGCAAATCACCAGAATTATCTTCCCATTCTCTTCTTAACTGCTCTTCAGAAACATGAGGATACTTTATTTTATACAATTCAAATTCTGATTCTGGTTTATTATTGTAAAAATTTATTTTATCCATCATTCATCGTCCTTTTTACTAAAGATACACTTAAATCCATCAGGAATGTGATCTTGATCAATAATTTCGTGGTTATAACACTGCTGTATATAATCACATCGAAACGTAGCTTCACATTGATGTTCATTAGTATAGAACCTACCTGATCTAATCATAAACTGCATATTCTGAGCTATATCGTAAAGTTCTTGTTCAAATGCTTTTAGCTCAGCATCAGTTCTGGTAAGCTCAATACATCGGAAATAAAACTCAGGACGTTCAGTGATGTCTTTGAGTAATCGGGCACCGAACATATCAGGTGTCTCACGGATGGCGAAAGTGCCGGGTTTTTTGCCGGGTTCGACCATTATATTCATATTATTAATAGCAAAAGTAGGATACCCCGGCATCGAATCAATACTTGACAGTGTCCTAACATTAAACTTCTGTCCGCAATATATACCGTCAGCCACAAACTTTTTACTCTCGCCCTGGGTAAGTTTTTTCGGTTTGATTGTTGGTTTATGATATACATCGTACTTGACTGTGTTGATGAGTGGGCTACTAATGTCACTGCCAAGATCATTAGCGGCTTGCGTCTCTTCTATTTGCATCCGCCTTGCAGCATAAATATACATCGTAGTTTGAACGTCGAGGTTCAAGTGACCCCAGTAAGTTGAATCCGGGTCAATAGACTTACTTGTTGATTTATGTTCCTTAACGGCAATACCATTATCGAGTTCAATTAGTTTATCAATTCGACCTGTAATAAACACATCTGGTACAGGACGTCCAGTCTGGGGATTGAGCAATGGTAGATTGAAGTGTTGTTCAGTAGCGACAACTGGCTCCAACGTGCCACCATAGTACCAACGGTATCCAGCAAGTGCATGGAGTAGTGTCACTCGTTCAATCTCTTTAGCCTCAGGATCATTAAACTCTTTACCTTCATAAGCCTTGTTCAGTACACGAGTTACGGCTTCCATAATATCATCAGGGACTTTACCAGTGCCTTCACAAATATCACACAGTGGATCAGAACAACATGCACTTCTCGGCACCAATGCGGCAGTTTCAAGAAGCAGGTGCCAGAATGTCCCTACACGTTGTGACTCTGTATCTTCAATCGGCCTGATGCCATAAACATATGCATTGCGGAATCGGATCGGGCAACTCTTAAATGCCGAAATCGAACTCGCTGAAAGCATTAACTTTCTCATACCCAATCCCCCATTAAAAATTCCAATTCTTCTACACCATGTACTACGAAATATAATGAATCATTAGCACGTACATCTCTCATTCTATCTTGTTGTCTTTTACCCTGTCGGCCACCTGATCCGCGTTTACATTCGATTTCAAAATGTTTTCCATTATGATATTTAAGTATTCCGTGAATATCACCTGATCCTTTAATTCCATATGTGCCCCACTGGCCGCGTTCATTCTGAAACGAACCACTATCATGGCGATTGTGGAACACATGATGCCTTTTTAACCAGAATAAGCAATCAGCAAGAACTTCACGTTCGAGTAATTTAGGATTTACTGGTATTACTGGATGTGTCTTAACACTCCCATCTTTAGCCCCAACTCGTTTCACTTTCCCCCCCTTACGCATCTGACCAATGGCATTAGCTAAATCATTATATTTTTGTGCACGTGTTTGTCGTTTCATTTTGAAAACTCCACTATCCCGAATGTGAAAAACATAAATTTACCATTTTTGAATCTTGTAATTTTGAATTTTATTTCTTTAATAGTTAATGGTATAAAAAATGTAACCCACCAATTTTTATATTTAATTGGTCTGAAAATTACTTGTTTGAAGCAATAAATATATAGAGGTAATTTCATTTTTATTCTTTTTGAAGTGTAACTGTATGGCCGCATTCAAAAGCAAGTTGCTGCAAGCCATTCATAAAATTTATAGTTTCTTCAGCATTTATTTTTGCAGCTTTGGATGTCCACCCTATAGCTTTACTCTCACGATATACTGTCCGTTTTATATCGGCCATCTGATTTCTATGGTTGCTATGCTTCATTTTAATTATTCTCCTCTCTGATAATCTATTGGTACTTCTATAAGTTCAAACCAATTAGGATTAGGACAAGGAAATTTTTGTTTCCTTAAAATTAGTTTCGTTGTGGGCATATCTTCAGGATTATACAAACAATTATGACAACGGTTTTGTCCAAGATATTCTCTATAACATTTTATAGCTGTACATTTCATCTTATTTTTCTCAACTTTTTGCTTAGCATTATTTACAATACCTCGAACTAATTTGTCCTTCTACACTGAGCGGCAGACCATTAGCCCAAGCTGGTCCGGATGTCATTATTTCACACATCTCAAGTAATCTATCATCGGCATTCTTTTTTGGCACACAGCCAACCAATTCATCATAACTGTGTAAAACTATCGGTATGCCAGCATTCTCACACTTCAGCAACCAATACCCTAATAAATCACGACACATTGCCTGAATGAGATTCTCAGTGATAGAACCACCCCATAAATGCCCGTGCAGATATTTAATACTATCATCTTTGGGTGATACTGAAGCGTGGCGATAGTTCATTACTCGTCCTGATGGGAGTCGCATTTTAGTGGTAGAACCTTGACGCGAGAATATAAGTTGTGCACATCTTGATATGTTATAGGTCGTTTGCTCTTTAGGATACTTAGTTGGCCATCGGAAGCATTTTTCGATTTCGGTCCAGAAGGCGGGGATTTTACTATATTTGGTGCGGTAAGCCTTGCCAAGTCGATCAATGAAATCCCAGTCATATTCACCACTGTCGAAGAGAGGACGCAAAGCATCATTTTGTCGACATCTATCGAAGGCGGTATTAGTACCCATGCCATAACCTCGTCCAAGAATGGTATCTTTCCCAAAGCCTCTTCTAATATCAGCCGTTTGGCCTTCAAGAGTTTTCTTTTCTTCCTCTGTTGGCTTCCAAACCTTTGCTTGAAATAATTCCGAAGCGAATATAGAGTAAATATCTTCACCATCTGCAAACCCTTTTACAAGATCATTCTGGTGTGCTACCCAAGCTAATTCACGAGCTTCAATTTGCGCACTATCAACGATTATCAATGTGTGGCCGTCTGGTGCCATTAGCGTGTTACGTATTTGAGCGATGAGTGGATGGATTGGACGTCCTCGGCCTTTGCCACCCAGATTCATTGGATTCCAGCCACCCGTTCCTGACCATCGCCCCGTATGAGCACCGTAATACTTCAGAGGCATTCGAATCAGACCACCCGAGCATTTAGTTTGTGTAATCATACGTTTAACCTTGCTCTGATGCAACGGCCAACTTGAGCAGGCAGCTTTTGCCCTACATAAGTTACGCACGCGTTCGTCTTTATGAGATAATAATAATTGAAATGCTACATCATTCTGTGCGAGGGCAGGGATCATTTCATTCTTACCCTGTTTCATAGGTACTACTTCATCTTCAGGTAAAATATCTTGGAGTATTTGTGGGAAAATTTTCTTAGCACGCATTATTTTCGAGATGTTGGACTTTGTCTTAGTCCTGTATTTGAGGACCCAGGCCACTTTTGCCAGATCTTCCTGTAGTGCTTCATCCATATCTGCCGCGATCTTATTAGCTTGTAGTGTATCCAATTTAAGAATCGGCTTAAGATATAAGTTAAGCGTATGCCGGGCCAAGTCAAGCTCAACACCAGGATTATCAACCATCGGTAACAGAATTTCCAATAACGATTTTTCATTTTCAATATCCCTTAAACAATATTCTTTCATAGCTTGACGTTGTTCTGGCGTCATTGATTCCCAGTATAACCCTTTGAATTGCTTAGTATCGCCCTTGGCCGGCAGTTTGAAAAGTTTAGCAAGGTCTTTGAGTCCCTGCTTCATACGGCTGTCATAATATCTTGATAAATCTTCGATGTCAATAGTGTAAGATGGATAAATATCAAATTTCTCGACCAGAATTAAACAATCAAACTTGTTATTTTTGGCAACCACAGTGCAATTATGCAATGCTTTTCCATATTTCTTTTTCAGTTGTTCGATAGCCCATTCCACATGCGGGCCGGGAATGAATCGAGGTGATTGATCGTTAATCTGAATGCCAAGTCCGGTGAAGCAGAATCGAGGGTCAGTAACATACTCGACTATCGATAAAGCGTTCTTGCCTTTGCCTAAATGATAATCGGCATCGAAAAATGATTCAAAATCTATCAAAAGAACATCAGTAGGCCAATTAATAGATTGTAATATTTCAGTAATAGTCATGTTATAATGCGGCCATTGCGTTTGATTAATCCGCGTTTCATTAATGCCTTGTATTCCTTTTCATACTGTAAGAAAGTCATTTTACCTCTGGCATACCTATCACGCAAATCTTGTTCTTCCCTGCCAGTACAACATGGCCTGCGCTTTGAACCTTTACCCATTATTTTCTCCCGTTCCAACCTTTGTTCTCAAATTTAGATTTATGATACTTCTCACCTCGTCCACATGGCATAATAAAATGTTGAGGTATGCCGTCAATAATAACTGCTGCCGATAAGATAGGCCGTTTTCGCATGTGCCTGCCGTAAGCAAATTGCCAGGCATCAACGTCAATCCCACAACCTACATCCATGCCAAACGTCCGTTGATCTGGATTTGCCGACCATTTAACACCTGATGCTGTATGGCAATGTCCCATAGACACAGACATTAGATGGTCCTTCATAGCATTGTATGCCGGATATAAACCGCTTCTACCAGTGCCGTGAAAATGATATACTCCATCAATAATAATATCTTCAACCCATTTCCAAGTCGGCGTATTCCATACCGTATTGAAATCACGCAAGTATTGAGGCGGAATATTAACTGATTCCGCAAGTCGAAGAACGCGCATATCATGGTTTCCTATTGTAATAATCGCTTTTGGAAAGTCTTTATGCCACAATCGCATTTTTTGTTTAGTTAGCTGGTATTCATCATTGGGGCCGGGGCACATCGGATTTGCAGCATGAAAACTAATTGCGTGATGATCACAAATATCGCCCTTTATGACTGTTTTAGTTGTCTTAAATTTTCGCCGTAGGTCTCGACAGAATGCCCGATAGCCGGGATGTGCTACGGGTTCGTGCGGATCTCCGATGTCTAATACGCGGCTCATATTATTTCCTCCAACGAATTCTTAACCACTTGTAATGCTTCGTCAGCCCATCCATGTAATTCATTCCAAGGACGCGGCACTAAAATTCCATGACCACCGGCTTCAATGAATTCGTCTATATTTTCATCTTTATCATCGATGAGTAAAGTATCTGGCCGGGCCAATAAACGTTTTGGAGCTTGAGTGATGATAATGCGTTTAATAAATTCCGGTAAATTACCATCGATCCACATCATTTTACCGGACGCTGATTCGAGATTTAACATAGGTGTAGTGAGCAAATAAATTCGGCTCAAATGAATTTTATCAAGAACTGCTTGCAATATATCGCAACCATCATACATCCATTCAAGATTATTCCAGAAGGTTGCAGTGCAAATATTATTTACTTGGAGCCGAATTTCTGGAAAAAATTCATAAGTTTGCGGTGGGTAAGGCAAATGGAATTTATCGCAAACAGCCTTATTAAAATCAACAAGGACACCGTCCATATCTAAGAATATAGTCTTTATCATGTTTTTTCTTTCTTGATATACCAGATTAACATCCCTAACCAGACTGTATTCACCAATGTTACAGCCAAACTACCAGCAAAACTTAACCACTGGTCAAGATTTGTATAATAATGAATATTCCAGTAACCCCATGCCGTAAAATAAGCTACGTGTACAAAACTCACACCCCGTACTTTTTTATCTCGATGAAGTTTAATACAACTGAGTGTTATAAATAACCCACCCAAGAGTTCAAAAATTCCATTAATTACATCTGACCAATCCATTATTTATTTTCCTTTTCCAAATACTGTTTTAGTGCGTTTTCCGCAGCTTCTTTCGTTGGCCAATAACCAGGGGCTTCGCCGAATTTATATTCCTGACGACTACCACCTGTCCAACTATAAAATCGGCCATTTTTCCATAAATACGTATCTGATTTCTTTTTATAAATATACCACCCGCATCCATCATTAAGCATTATCATCCATTCCTTAGGACAGATAGGCAGAAAATACTTCTCTTCTAATAAAGCTTGAAGCAATATACTATAATTACGGTCATCAGTGAGCTTTTCAAGCCACCATGCTTTAGAACGGCATGGCTTGCCATCCGCTAATTCATCAAGTCCTTGTCGAATTGAAGTCCGATGTTTCAACCACATGCCCCGTAACGCTTCAATAGGCGATACGCCATCTAATTCAGCCGCAAGTTTGAAATTGAACAGTTTATCATCGCCGGCAGAATAATCAGCTGATTTATTACACATTACGTCCTTCATCCGTTTAGTTTCTCGTTCTACTAATTCATCGAATGCTTTGAAGTCCATATCAATCTCCAATTAAAAAGATGACCAGCTTTACTACCTTTCTATCCTACTCCGATTGTTATTGTGGCTGCAGGTGAGGATTCAAGCTGGTCAAAATTTATGTTTTGTACGCGCATCATCTATCTTAGAATTATATGATAATATTCTTTTTTTTGCTCCAGAGAGAAACATTCCTTTATCCCGTGCCCGTTGAAGTGCTAATTGTACTGTCCTTTGCGACATTCCCATATATTCTGCTATTTCTTCGGTTGACCAGCCTTCGTCCATATAATAATGATAAACCTGAATTTCCAATTTTGTAAGAATCGGAAAATATTGTGGTAAAACTTTCTTTACAGCAGTTAATAAATAACTAATGGCACGTTGGCTAATGTCCATTTGCTTTGCTGCTTTTTCTTGGGTTAATCCTTTGAAATCATGATGGCACAATCGTAATGCCCGTTCTTGTTTTTTAGTTATAAGTCTTTTATTCATTATATCCCTCTACAAAGAGGTAGAATACGAAGGTATTTAGAAGGTTTTTAGAAAATAATCTGAAAATTTTCTTGAAAATAAACTTATCGGGCGTTTAGAATTTCATCTTCAGGGATATTAAATATACCGAGATACGTAAGACGGCCATTTATTTGTATCTGTGCTTGTGGTCGTCCATGAGTATAACTAACGCCTCTATATTTTTGATGAGTCATAATAGAATTATCTCATAATCACCAAGTGTATCATGTCCATATTTACGGTCTGGGTTGTCTTTTTCGACCCCATTGATGTCATAATCGTGAAGTTCTACATCAATATCATCTAATCCGCTTATTACCTCTACTAAACCGTGCCTCACATCAATAATGATTTTTCTGTTCATATCAAACTCTTTCATTCTGTTATCCCATTTTCTAAACTTTCTGCAAACGTTAAAGCGAATCGCATCAGCATATCGTCAACTGCCTGTCTATCCGGCTCATCCCGTAAAAACTCACGATGTTCAACAATGTCGGCTATTGTAAGTGTTGTTTGCTTTATCTTTTTCATTTTATACTTCACCCCCCATCACCATATTTACGTTCCAGTCCCTTACGTTGAGCCACTATCTTTTCATAAACCAATTTAGCTACTCGCTCACCATCTTTAATCCCGTATCCGGCAATGAAACGGGTAGCAAAATTTTGGGCTATTATTGGTAAGGGTTTGTCAAGTTTAATGTTTTTCTTTGCTCTGGCCATTATCATCCTTTTTCTGATATTGCTTTGGCGATGGCTTTTTTAATCTGCGAATGACAAAAATCTGATACTGTGTATGCAAATTTTTCTTTATCCCATTCCGCTAATTCCATAAAATCTTCACATGCAGCCAACAGATCAGGTGCAGCAGCTATTAGACGGGCGTTAGCTTCATCTTCAGTTTTGTATTCTTCCCTATGTTCTATCATTGTACAGATTCTTTGTTGGCCTATATTTTGCCCAACAATAATATCTTTGCCATTAAATTTCCATTCACCTTTCGTATGCTCATTCATTTTCTTATCCTTTCTCACCTTGTAAATCTCACCAATACTTTTTAGGGATGCCGGCGTCGATAAGTATTTTGTCATCAAATTCATATCCGCATTCTTCCATAAATTTAACGTCATCTTTGACAACAAAATCAAACGCTCTGCCGCCGCAAGGCCGGTCTGGATATTCACCATTATCAAATTTTTTGCATTCTCGGCAGAACATCCACGCTGTTAGTTTATTGTTCATCTCATCACCTCAAATTCTACACCGCCTATCATATCATCCCCATCAAGAATGGCGATCATACCATACGGCTGATAGATGTACTCCGGCGGGTCAATAAACTCACCGTTCTCATCAATATAATCACATATATCACCGGCTATAAACTCTTGACTTGTGCAAACAAAATCGCCGTTTCTGTTTTTCTTAAAACGCTGTTGCACTTCTCCGCTTGTTCTCTTAATAAAGCTGTCCATATTTCTGTCCTCACTTTCTGTAATTCCACACGCACCACGCTACGATAATCGTTAACAGCCCAAGTACCATCGCTAACATTGCAGCGTGAAACATAAACCCTAAATAATACATAATCATTTTTCACCTCCACGAGTCTATAATTGTCATTAAAGATAAACTAACATATCCTTTTTTGCTCATGTCCATAACAATCTTTTTACAAGTTTTACATCGGTTATCGTCGTTAAAGTGTTGGACAAATCCTTCCATATTGAACAGAAAAGTCTTTGGCGACTCTTTCGCCTGCCCGCAGGCACTCACGTTTTTACCTGGATATTTATAGTGATATTTCATTATGCTTTCCTTTTATTATTTAGTTTCTATTTCTTTTATTTGTTTCCATAACTTCTCATCGTAAAGCTCATCCCACTTCATATCAGGGCTAAAACTACGACCGCCACTGACACACTCAAAAACAGGATAATCCTTTTCTGTTAGCTCTGGTATGGCTGCTCGTAAGTCGTCCCAATAATCATAGCCACTGAAGTCGAAGACAGCCTCATCCCCATCAATATCTAAAATCATCTTCACATAGTATTCAAGGCTGTCAGTTGTTATTTCAGTTTGTACTGCTTGTCTCCAGCAGTCCTCAAAATATTTTATCACGTCGGGATTGTTAGGATTTGTCCTATTCTCATAATCTTCACAAGCAACGGGGCGTAATACGGTTGCTATTGCGCCTTTGAAATCGTCTGTATGCTCGAATAAAGCATCACAAAAATAATAATCATTACCAATCCGACCAACTAATTTCTTTATTTGTGTTCGTGTCATTTTATTCTCCTTTTTGTTTTAGTATTACAATCTTTTCCATACGCTGACACAGGGCAATATTTTCGCTACCGCAAACAGCGCAAAGAAAAACATCGTCTGCGCCCATCGTAGAGAAGCTGCCCCGTGTCCCACTAAACATATGTCCGCAATCTTGACACTGCATAAACTCACCTCGTCTTTGGCCATAGTCTTTGTCTGATATATCTGTTAGATCTTTTCGTTTAATCATTTTTACATCCTCATTTTAATAATGGAAACCCCCAAAACAGTCGATGGGTGTTCTTGATGTCTTTCGGTATTTTCTTAGTCCATTTTAATCCCAACCAATAGCGTCCAGCGATCCTCGAAACAGGTATTTTCTCAAGATGACAATTCATAGTATAATCCTGCTCAGGCGCCACTCTGTCAAAATCCAGTATCGGCCAGGCAAGCTCACTACCAACACGAGATATAACTAATCCCGTATCAGTATCTATTGCGTATTGTATCGTTTTCATGTTTAATTCTCTATTGCGCACGCTTCAAGGAATCTGTTGCCGTCAAAACGTGGGTTATCTGCTGCGAAATAATCGGCTAATTGCGTGCTTATTGTTGATAATACTAATTCAGTGGGCGTTCCGCCCCGATAATCTTCTCTTGCTTCTTTGATGATCCTTGCTATCGCTTTATAGTGTTGTCTCGTTAACATATTTTTACCCTCACTCTCTCTGATTAGTTAACTGATATTTGATACCTTGTAAAGAATATTCTTTATTTCGCATTCTTCTTGATAACTTAAATCAGCTTTTTCTAATTTATTTTCCATAAATTGTCTAATTGCCTTCTGTCCGTAGTTTTCACATATTTGTTTTTTACCTGTAGTTATATCTGATTGTAGTTTCTCTACAAGATGAACAGCCTGCTTCATTATTCTTTTATGCTCATTCATTTTATGCCCTACTTTCTGTTATTCTGCCCATTCACAAGGATATAATGCTTCAAGTGTTTCATCTATTTGTTTCGAGATAGTATAATAAATCTCAAGTCCTAAATCCTCAAAGCTTAATTCTCTGCCTTGACCGTGGGCATCTATTGTTTTTACTGTAATAGTCCAACTTTGGATCTTCTCATTTTCATTTAGTTTCATTTTACCGCCTCACTTATTTGTTCGTTTAAGCCCGTTTATTATAGTAACTTCAATATCTGTTTCATTATATGGACTTCTTTTTGTAATATCCACAATGGTATAGTATTAAATTGATCATAATAGCTTATGGCTTTTAATTTTTTAATCAAGCGTTCCATATGTATAGTATAACACATGTTTGGTTATTATGCAAGTTTTATTTCATCGGATAAGCTAAATTATTTTTATCTCTCGGCAGCATATTCGGCCTGCGACACATTATACATATTCGACTGAGCGGTGAAATAAACTGCCCTATCGGCTTTCGCAATCGGCATTTACTACACAATTTAACTTGTTGCGGTTTGTTCCTGTACGTCCACAATTTAGGTGATAGATGACTTCTTTCCCACTTTTGCACTTTACGCCATTGTAGAATTGATCTGCGATTTTCACGATAATATTTCCGCCGATTGGCAAGTTTCTGTTCCGGTGTTAGCTTTAGCCTTGTCCTATCTGATTTTGCTATTGGATATTTGTTGTCCATATTTATATGACCATTTTCCAAGTTGTTAGCGTTTTAGCTGTTTCGATACGCCATTGCTTAAATGCTTTAATAGTTTCATTGGCTGTTTTAGGGCAAAACGCCTTTTTTAATAATTCACAAGACGCCGATTTTCGACAATATCTATGCCGTATAGTCCCGCCATAATAAAAAGTAACACAACCTAAATCACCAGGTTTTGTATTACTGCCGTCAAAAAGACAACAACTGATATTGTCAATTAAAGTATGGTATTCTTTTGGCGTTTTGTAATAGTGTGGGACGAGATTCAATCTATGTAATACCGGCGATATACTAAATCCCTCTTTCCTTAAATAATTGATAAACCGTTGTTTCTCATTTTTATTCAGCTTCATGTCATATCCTCCTATTAAGTTATCATTGACCATGTATATTATAACACATGTTTAATCGTTATGCAAATTAAATTTTTGTCTATGTAAAGATTATTTTGCATAGTGTACTTAGACGTAAAATAGCCTATTATGGCTTGCTATGGCTGTTGTGTCTATATATGTCTATGTATATTGTAGTAACATAGACAGGATTAAACCTTTATTAGGAAAGTATTTACATCTATATTTTACTATGTCTATATAGATAAAACTATTTACTATTAAAATAGAGTATATATAGTATAGTAATATAGTAGGGATTATATAATATGTGTATATATGTATAGTAGTATTTTACTTTACATAGACATCATAGACATTCCCGATAACTGCTTATGTAATAAGGGATTATGCTGTCTATAAATCGACAATTCACCTAGACATACCTAGACGCAAGTGTCCGATAATATTATGTTGATAAAAATAAACATCCATGTTGATAATTATAAACGTTACTGTTTCCCAGAAACAACATGCCGACACGACCAATATAATATCATCCCTGATATTCGACCAGCTGCTAAGTAAAATCAAATACTACATAGTCTTTTTCGACTATAAGTTTTCCGCCAAGTTTTTGCGCTATATCGAGGCAGTTTAGCCCCCATTGTAGCTCCATAGATTCTTCTGATATAAAACGTTTGTTTAATAGCTTAACTATCAATTTCAAATAATCTGTTTTATCCTCATCTTTTTGTACAATTTCAATCGGCATTGTCATTTTTCTTATCCCCTAAATTCTTTTGGCTGTGGGATTATATATTCTTCACACGTGATGTCCACTGTGTTCCCGCACATCGGGCAACTCTTGCCCTCGTCGTCCAACCAACAACATCCACATTCGTTACATTCGTACTCATACATGATTACCCTCGCTTTCTCGGATAGTATTTATATTGTTTGCCGTCTTTTTCACAAACGACCACTCTTTTCTGTTTGTTGGCATACTCTTTGCCTTCTGCATGAGTTTTGATTTGTTTCATAATTACCCTCGTTTTCTCTGATTAGCGATGTGTTGGTTAACCCCGTCCATATACCAGACGTACCAAACAGAACTTTCAGTATTTATTCGTTTTTTAATTGTCTGCCAACTACATTCCGGCCATAAAGATTTTAGATAGTCTATGGAGTATTGTTCATCATCCATAGCGCAATCGATAATATCATTCAGATCTTCACTTGCCGCAATTTGTTGGTCATCTTCTAATTGCCATACGTCTGTCATCTTGTGCCTCACTTTCTTATTCTTAAACTATTACCAGAGATTTCTAATTGGCCGTTAGCAACTAAATCTTCCCAGGCGTGCATAAAATTTTGATTCCGTGTTGCCGGACCTGCAAGGCAATCAATAGCTAAATCATCTATTTTAATGTAGTCCTCAGCAGCTTTGCATAGCTTAATGATCTTGCTCTGATACTCAAGTATTTTCTTTACTGACTTCATAATCAATCTCACTTTCTCTGATTATCTTGTACATGTTTGAACAGTCGAAGATAATCACGCCAAAGCTGGTTTGCTTCCGGTTGTGTGATGTATCCCCACAATACTAATTGTCTTAACCTGTTCTTCTTCATAGTTTTCATTTTAAGCCCCCTCACACTCTCTGTATTGGACGAACGCACTATAATAGTGATAGATATGCCCTACAATAGTTTTTGTACTGAACCCATACGATAATATAATCGCAATAGGTGAAGTCTATATGAACAACTTTACCGTGGTTATATCTATCGTATATCCCAATTGGTCTTGTTATTTTGTTCATAATCAATTCCTCTCTATAATAGCGACAAATACGCCATTATTGCAAGCAATAGCATTAGTCGCCCGTCTAAGTCTGTGAATAGTCTGTTATCCATATGTATAGTATAACCTATGTATGGTATAAGTGCAAGTATATTTTTACTATTTTATGAAAATTCTTTTATCGGATGCTGTGTGTATATATATGCGACGCCAACCGATGATTAGTCCGATAACTAAACCCCCCGTACCGACCCTTGCCCGTGATGTGTGGAATCCCGAGACACCCTCTCTTATAAACCCTCAACATTTCATTTTCAGTGTTAGATAATTACTTAACAACATATCCACGTATATATAGACAAAATCTCCGGAAAAGACAACATATATATAGACAAAAAAAAATAAAATATTTTATATTTTTATTTACGAAAACCTTCTAAATACCTTCGTATTTCCCCTCTATATAGAAAGACATATGTTTTATGCCCTGGAGAAAATATGACCCCACAACAAATAGCAGCCATATACGATAGTTTCACTCCGGAAGAACAGAATATACCTCGTTCAGAATTCATTAAACGGACTATGGATGCTCTGGATCCGAATAAAATGATGCAGGAAGCCAGCACAATAGCCAAAGGCCGGATACAGCGAAAACAAATTAATGAGGCTCTGCAAAGATGAAGATTTGTACAGATTGGATTGAAATAAAATATATTGAAGCTACGTGTCCTCATTGTGGCGTGATTGACACATATTTCATGGTTGGCGATGTAGGTGATATTGTGCAGTGCGGTAATCCGAAGTGTAAGAAGCAATTCAAACTTGGGGAACAGGAGTGAAACTCAAACTGAATGACAGAATTGAAGTTGAATGGGACGACACTGTTACTCATTCTGTATGGATCCCGCAGGAAGAAGCGAAAGAAAAAATGTCGTGCCGGTGTAAATCAGTAGGGTATTTTCTTAATCAGGATAAAAAAATTATACGACTTAGCTGCACTATCCAGCTTGGAGATAAACCCGAAAGAGATTTGACTGTAATACCGAAAGGTACTATTACTAAAATTAGGAGATTAAAATGTCAGTAGGTGAAGTATATCTTTCAGATAACAGCGGCAATCGTATACCAGGTCATCCACATTGCCCGGATCCGGTAGCCGCATCTGGTATAACACTAACTATAACAGGTGCTGAGCAAACAGAAGAATTAGTAGGTGGCGAGATGTATGCCATCACTTATGTGGATGCGGTTGGTAAAAAAATGCTTGCGGGTTTTACAGGCGTAACAACAACAGACGCTAATATTGAGTGGGTGTTTGCAGCTAATGAGACGTATATATTTCATATGCCAGTGGATAAAACTACATTTTATTATTGCGGCGATACGGCCCAGACAAGTGCTTATTTAAGGAAGCTTGCCAAGTAAGGAGATATGATGAAAAAATGGATGCTATTGACACTCGTAGTGATTTTCTTGTTTTCGATTGGTTTCTCAAATAAAAAAACCGACTTATACGAGAACATGGTGAATGCTTCAGTAATGATTTCTAATGAAGATGGCTGGGGATCTGGTGTATTCATATATGATAATGTGATTCTTACTGCCGCCCACGTTTTACGTCAGCCTGATCTTGTCGTAGAACTTACTGATGGCACTGTACTGGAAGTTGATGATTTTTATATTGATGATAAAGAAGACGTTGGTTTCATATTTATAGATGCTAATGAGCTTCACATAGCTAAAGTTTCACCAATACCTGGTGATATTATGGATACCGTGTATCTCGTAGGATGCCCCTATGAGAGGCCTTTGAAGTTTACCACAACCAAAGGAACAATATCTCATCTTGACAGAGATATATGGGATTGGAAAGATTTATTGCAGACTGATGCTGAAGGTGCACCGGGTAGTAGCGGTGGGCCATTATATGATTCCAAAGGCCGGGTGATTGGTATCTGTGTTGCTGGTTGCGCTCCTGGCGGCGGTGTTACTCTATGTGAGAGTGGTAAGAGTATTCTGGAAGCGTATGAGAGGTGTATAGATGCCCGCGAAGAGTGAGAAACAAAGAATAGCTGCTGTGATTGCTAAGCACCATCCTGAGAAACTATATAAAAGAAATCGTGGACTGTTAAAAATGTCCAAAGAGGATTTAAGTGACTACACCAGACGACACAAAAGAAAAAAGCGAACACGGTAAAAAAGTAATAGCTGGTAAATTACTCTCGAAATTCATCCGCGAGATAGCCGGCGAATTGTGTGATGACCCCGTAATAAAAGCAAAAGGCGAAGAAGCCGTGATGGTAACTAAGGCTGAAGCCGTTGCAAGATATATCTGGAAAACCGCTTTAGGCTATGAAGAATCTATAGATGTGTATGGTAAGCAGGGAAAGAAAGTAGGTATCAGGCCTGAAGTTCATAAGCCCGATAAATGGGCAATTAACATGATCTGGGATCGAATAGAAGGCCGTGCGGGTGCAGCTGATCTTAAAGGTAGCAGTGATAAAGCGAGCTTAGCTGATAAGATTTCTGCTCAAGGTCAGAAACGTCTTGATCAGATAGCTAAAAGCTCTTTGAAAAATTAAAAATGATTGATGTAGCCGAAAAACTCAAACCCGAACTTGCGACGCCCTTTCCAAATGTTCCTGAAATATGGACGTGTCCAAAAACTGGACTGGCTGTCCCCAAACAGGAAATACCCAATCTTAAATATAGAGAAGGTATTTTACGGGATGCTGAGTATGATAAGGGTTTTCAGGCTGATTTAATGGCTGCGAGCAAAGAATCTCTTTTATTCTGGGTCAATTCGTTTGTCTGGACTTTTCATCAGTTCGATGTTGAAGGTAGTACCGGGGAACGATATGAAGCCAAAGCAGTACATTGCCCTTTTATAAGTTGGGAGATTCAAGATGTCCTGTTTGAGCGGTTAATATGGCACCTTAAAAATGCTAAAGATATTCTGATTAATAAGTCACGTGATATGGGTGCCTCGTGGATATGTACTATTTTTATGCACTGGCTATGGCTGTTTAGACCCAATTCACAGTTGCTTGAATTATCAAGAACCGAACCATATGTAGATCAAGCTGGTAATATGAAGGCATTGTTCCAGAAACACGATTATATTAATACCTGGCTCCCGGAATGGATGGTGCCACCGATGACTGGTGTGGGGCAGAAATATCGCACCAAGATGCACTCATATAATGTGTTGAATGGTTCATGCATTGATGGAGAATCAACTACAGAACACGCAGCATCAGGTGATAGGCGATTGGTTGCCCTTCTTGACGAATTTGCTAAGGTGAAACACGGTCGACTGATGCGTTCTGCAACGCGAGATGCTGCGCTGATGCGTATTGTTAATAGTACAGTAGCCGGACCTGGCACCGAATATTCTAAGTGGAAGAATGATAGAACAATCATAGTGTTTCCATTAATGTGGTGGGATCACCCTGATAAAGGCCTTAATCGCTACGTCGTTCAAGATCCAGTGACAAATGTTTGGAAGATTCGCTCGCCCTGGTATGATGCAGAATCAGAAGTTAGATCTCCACAGGAAATGGCAAGAGAAATTGATGCTAATGATCTTGAAGCCGGTTCAGCATTTTTCACTATTGCGAATATTGATAAGCATATAGCAATATTCGGCAAACCACCTAAAACACAGTGGAACGTGGATTTTGTAAGAGGAGTGCCGAGTGATAACATCCCAACAATTCTTAAGAAAAAGAACATTAAGAAAATAGCGTATAAGAGAGCAGTTAAAGGCAGACTTAAAATCTGGGTTAATTTAATAAATGGTAGGCCAGATCAGAATCTTGATTATGTTATCGGCTTTGATCTGAGTAAAGGCCAGGGTGCTTCTAATTCAGTCGGTTCGATTAAGTGCCGACAAACTGGTGAGAAGATAGGCGAGTGGGCTGATGCTAATACGCCACCGTATGAAATGGCCCGTATTGCTATGGCCTTGGCTTTGTGGGTTGGCGGCAGAAAAAAACTTCCATTTTTGAAATGGGAAATGAATGGTGATCCCGGTTTTGATTTTGGCAGGATAGTTGTTAAACAGTTTTATTATCCGTACTATTATCGTGATGTGAAAGCTGGTAATATTAGGGATAAGAAAACTAAGAAATATGGATGGCATAATCATAAAGATTCTAAAGGTGAACTTCTTAATGCTTATGACCGGGCACTTGCTCATGGAGGTTATATCAACCATTCAATTAAATCACTCGAAGAAGCTAAGACATATATTTACAATGATGATGGATCAATCGGACCAACGTGTTTAGTAGAGGAAAGCAATGCAGCAAAGAAAACACATGGTGACAGAGTAATAGCTGACGCCCTTACGATTGAAGACAAATATTATAAAATGAGAACTCATGTAGAAGTGTCAAGTTCTCGTAGTAATATGCGGACAGCCGCAGGTAGGAAAGCAGCGTGGAAAAAGAAAAGAACTAAGCCGAAGGGATGGAGAAGTCCATTCGATTTCAGAGGATAGAAATGCCTGAATATTTTACTCCAACCAAATTTGCATTAGCTGTGAAACAAGGATTCGAGAGAAATCGAAGACACCGAAGAGCACGTGCAATGTTTATTAAAGAGTACGTTGGCCGATATTATGCCTCGGAATATGGCCTGACTGGCGACGAACCTATTAACCTTATATTTAATACAATCCGCGCAACCGTACCGAATCTTGTTATGAAAAGCGGGATTAATAAAGTATCAACCGAGATAGTTGAGTATAGACAGTACGCTTATTTGCTTGGTCTCGCGTTGGATAAACTTGATAAGAATATCAAGCTTAAAGACACTCTCAGGGCTGGTATCGTTGATGCATTCTTTATGATGGGTATCTTCAAAACTGGCATAGCTGGTGGCGGCAAAATGTTGAATTTCGGTGATATTTTTATTGACGAAGGCCAAGTATATACAGACCTTGTTGATTTCGATGATTGGACAGCCGATCCCTCGTGTAAAGACTACCGCAAGGCAGCATTTCTTGGTGACAGGAACCGCATACCGCGACAGATTTTACTGGATGATAATGAGTTTAACCATGACCTCGTAATGAAAATACCGAGGTCAACTCATCCCAATACCAAGAATAAAATTGAATCACTTACGCGAAAAAACATGAGTGATAGCGAGATGTACGAACTTCAAGATTTCGTAGACGTTGTAGAAGTGTTCGTACCAGGGGCTAATGCACTTATTACTATTCCTGATCCGTCTCAAAAAATCTTTAATGAATATCTTGCTGCACGTGATTATTATGGCCCGAAAGAAGGGCCATATACTATACTTGCTCTAACACAGCCTGTACCGGGTAATCCATTTCCAGTGGCTCCGGTTGGTATTCATTATGATCTGCATAAGATGGCCAATAGGATGATGGTCAAAAACATGAATCAAGCTGATCGCGAAAAGAGTATTGGTATATATGATCCAGGTAACGCAGATGAAGCTGAAGATATAAGAACTGCTGAAGACGGCAAAATGGTAGCAGGCAATCCCGAAAGTGTTAAAGTAGTAACTTTCGGTGGCAATAATGTAAAAAGTGAACAAATGCTTCAGCAATGTCAGATATGGCATAATTATATGTCAGGTAATCCCGATCAAATGTCTGGTCTGGTATCTAATGCTGAGTCAGCAACACAAGCAAGTATTTTGCAGGCTAATGCGACTATTACTATTGAAGATGCTCGTGGTATGATTTATGATTGTGCAGCGGATACTGCTGAGAAGAGAGCTTGGTATATCCATACTGATCCGTTTATGGATATTATGTTAGCCAGAAGGAAGCCTGGTGGTGAATATGAACAATTACAACTGACTCCTGAACAAAGAGATGGTGATTTTCTTGACTATACGTTTACTCTGAAAGCAAGATCGATGTCCCGCCTCGACCCAGCTGTTAGGACTAAACGGATTGTTGAATTTGCAACTAATCTCGTACCAAGTTTAATTAATTCTGCTATGGTAGCGATGCAAATGGGAATAGCATTTAATATCCAAACTGCTATTACTGATCTTGCGGAAGAAATGGGTATCCTTGATGACGTTCAAGATTGGTTTGAGGATCCTACATTTATGCAACGAATACAGTTACAAATGGCAATGAACCCACAGCCAGCAGGTAAGGCTGGATCAGAACAGGGTGGAACCAGAGGTATCCCACAGCAAGCTAAAATGCAGTCTCCGTTTCAGGAGAGAAAAGAAATAGAACAAATAGGTGCCAATGAGAGCCAAAGTGCTCGGACATCCGAGCCGGGAGTATGATTATGGCGAAGAAAAATACTTGGGTTTCCAGAATGGCAGGCAAAGTAAAACGCCATTTTAGAGCTAAACAAAAAATGGCAAAAGAAACTGCCAGTAAAAAACGCTATGCTGAACATTATAAAAAAGCTGGCCCGAAATATGCTATGACTTATGCTCAGTGGAAAAAAGAAGGCGAGCAACCTACATATTTCAAAGGTACTAAATTTAGAAGAAAAACACCAGAAGCACGATTACGGGAAGCTCGTATTAGGAGATAATTATGCCTCGTTATAGTTTTATTTGTCCTAAATGTGGGAACAAAGAAGATGTAATCCGACAGATGTCCGATGCCGAAAAACCTTGGCGATGTTATTCTTGTAAAACAATAATGAACCGCGATTTTCAAGCTGATATACCCTTTGCTTCAGGAGATTATAAACGTGCAATTCATTCTGATTCATTGGCCATTAATCCTAAACAGAGAGAAGAACACCTTAAAATGTTTCCTAACATCAAGCTTGATAGTCAGAATCGTCCAGTATTTGATAACTTTCAAGATCATCAGGCGTATCTTGATAAATGTAATATCGTGAAGGAACGAAAAAAAGTACGACCTAAAGGAAAAATAATTGCGTAAAACCCTAAATTACTTACCCTGAATACTAAATTAGTATTCAGCAACTAATGAAAGGTGTAAAATGAAGTCGTTGAAGGAAACCGAACAGGTCGCAGAAGCAGAAAGCGATCACATAGAGGGTCTAAAAGAATTGGACGTTGCCGCAATAGAAGATCCGGTGGTTGTAGATGCAGTCCAAGAAAAATTAGATGCTATGTACGGAGCAGAAGAAAAAGAAGAAGAAACGGCAGTTCCAGATGAAAAAGATGATGATTCTACCTCTGATGAAATCAAGGATGATAGTGACACACGGGAGAGTGACCAGACAGAATCTCAGACTGAATCAGATGATACTACCCCGGAAGTGGAAGTTAAAGACGGCGAAGTTAATATCCCGGATGCTTATATACGGGCTGCTGTCCATCATGGATTGAATAAAGAAGATGTTGATGACATGGTTAAGAGTAATCCTAAATCAGCTATGAAGTTGCTCGAAAGTTGTTATTTGAGCGTCAATAATGCTTCGCGCGAGTGGAGTGAATTAGGTCGTGCAAAGATTGAAGCGGAGCGTGCGAAAGCTACACAGACTGCAACTAAGACGGTCGTGCAAGAAGATCCGACTATAGTGGCAAAAATTGCTGCATTGAGGAAAGAGTATCCAGATGATCCTCTGATTGAGGTTATCATCGCTGATCTGGAGAAAAAGGCTAAACCTGTTCAACAACCACAACCAGTTCCGCAAGCACAGCAGCATTATGAAGTCGCTACAGCACGGGCTAATGCAGCAGGTAATCTTGCTATTGACCAAAGGGTTAATTCTTTCTTCAGTGCTGATACTATGAAACCCTATGAGAAATTTTATGGTAAACTTGAACTCGGTCAGATCCCAGAAGATCTTTCCAATGGCCAGCAGCTTAATAGATTGAGTGTGCTTCAGGAAGCTGAGTTCATAATTGCCGGATATAATAGCCGGGGCCAGAAAATTGAAGTAGAACAAGCTCTGGAGAAAGCTCATTTTATTATCACTGAACCTATTAGACAACAGGTTATACGTGACAATCTGAAGGCTACTGCTATGAAACGTAAGAAGAGTATGACATTGAGACCATCTGATAGTAAACGTTCAGGTAATAGTATGAGAACCGAGTCATCTAAACCAAGAAATAGAGCAGAATTAGAACAATCTGTCCAGCAAAAATTGGATAGTGTGTACAAAAAGTAAACAAGGAGTAAATAATGGCTGGAATCCCAAATGCAGACTTAATTGATCTTATTGCAACTACTCTACCCCAACTGCCCGAGCAGTATTTCGAGGTAACGTGGACCAATAATGATTATGAGGCCTGTCGAATTTATCAGAGAGATCGTATGGAAGTCGATGGTGGAACTTCCATCAAACGTAAAGTTATGTTCAATAATACCGGCAATGCTCGTTATCGTAGGCTTTTCGATACTGATGACCCTGCTGTGTCGGATGTAATGACCGAGATCGATGTACCCTGGACTCAGATAGGTACACATTACTCGTGGGACATACTTGAACTTAAACGTAATCAAAGTGCAAGAGGTTTTATCCGCTTGCTCGAAACCAGACGTATTGACGGTTTGTGGAGTCTTGCAGACCTAATTGAAGAGCGTTTTTGGAAAACTCCGGATAGTTCAACTGATGATCTTCATCCGTATGGCGTGCCGTATTATATTAATATGTGCTTGCCCGGTACTACAAGCGTTGGTTGGAACGGTCTTGAGGTTGTTTATCAAGATAGAAACGCGAGTGCTACTTGTGCGGGTATTAGCACCACTACTGAGGCGAGGTGGGCGAATGCCGCGGGTACATACACTGCTGTGAATAATGCTATGCTTGAATCTTTTAGAACATTATTCATGATGACCCAGTTCAAGGCCCCGTTGATCCTTAACGATCCGGCACAGACGCGCAATGCTGCCAAGAGAGTTTATACTAATTTGGAAACTATTGTGAAATTACAGGTACTTGCTGACGCCAGAGATGATTTTCATCGTGGCAAAGATGTACTCGGTAACATCCGTATTGATGACAGTGCTACTGTATACCTGAATCGTTTGCCGGTTGTTTATATCAGCGAACTCGACGGCGCAGTGGTTGCGCACAAAGATGCTTCTACTGCAACGATTGAGCCAGATCCGATTTATTGTGTTGATTTTGAGAAATTCATTCCTTATGTTCAAGATGGTTACTGGATGGAAGAATCTGAACCAATTAGTGGTGGGGTCACTCAACATACGACTTTCACCGTTTTCCTGGATGGCTCTCACAATAATTTGTGCGTCAATCGTAGAAAAGCTGGATTCGTGTTACACAAACCTATAATTGCAAGTTAATATTAACCCCTGGTAGGGTGCGATAGCCCTATTCAGAACAGGAGATTAAAATGAGTAAAATTGTAAGTATGAGTTCGGGTGCAATCGACCCTATAGCTCAAACGAAAAGAGTTTTTTTCCGCCCGGTAGATTCAACTGATGTGTTGAAACCCGGTGACAGTGTTTGTTACAACTGGGATTCCGTTACTGATCATAAAGAACGTACTGCTGATCCAGTTCATCTTGGTCTTACACAGGATACCTATGCTGAAGGCGAACAAGAATTTACTGGTCGTTTGTTTATTGTTGAGAAACCTGATCTTGATAATCTTCAAAACTATGCTGGTGTTGTTAAAAGTCTTGGCCCTAAAGCTGGTGCTGACGGCGATATGATCGAAATTTTTGTGCCAAATGGTGCGATGGTTCCGGTAAATGCCGGTGTTTATTGTTATGCTGGTGTTACGATATTAGCAGTACAGAGTGGTTCATATTCACTTGAGACACCCGTTTATGGTACTGAATCTGCAACTGTTGCTATTGCTCAGGAAACTATAGACAGAAGCACTGACGGTTTGGTATGGGCCAGATTGCTTGGAGTCAACTACTTTGAAAATGGTAGTTATAATGTACCATTACGTACAGGTGATGGTATTGCTTCCGGCACTGTAAAAGTGTTTGAACGAGATATTTCAACTCGCCAAACTGGTGGACGAATCCAAGCTACTTCATTTCGTACTCGTCTTAAGGGTAGCGGGAGTGCTTGTCCCTATGGTGGCGCTTTAGTCGGCGAAGTTTATGTAGAAGGTACTAATGATGCCCCACTTGAAGGCATTAATGTAGCGCATTTTAACCTGGTGCTTGATCCTGGTTGTACCGTACCTCAAATGCTATCTGCTGTATATGCAAGAATCGTTGAGACAGCAGATTATGGTTGTGATAAATCAAGTGCTACTGTAACCCCACTTATATGCGAGGTTGCTATGGACGACGAGAACGCAGCTACTGAGGTTTGCCAGATGTTATTTATGTCTAATGGTAATGACCATCCTGATCATTTTTTCAAAGCACAGACAGCCGATGCTATTAAATTTTCTACTGCTGATGTATCTGATACAACCTGTGATGCTCATATTAAGATTGACGTTGCCGGTGTGGATTATTGGATTATGTGTAAGGATGCAGTATAACAATAATTAACTGACTCGTAATCCCTCGCCCTTTCACAAACGTGGGGCGGGGGAGCGAGTCTTAATAACAACTCCACGTTGAAAGGGAAAGTAAGATGAAGAAGTATAAAATTGATTTATCAGAATATAGTGTGACGGCACAAGTACCTGTCACTAAAATAGTAGATGGCAAAGAAGTTCGTCAACTTGAAGACAAAACTGAAGTGTATCCCTTGAGAGAGAATATCTCTGTATGGTTGCGCAGTGTAGGTATCTTCAAATCAGCCGAGGACATCGCCGAAGCTGTTGGTGTAGCAAGACAGGTACGTGAGTGTAAGGAAAATTCAATTGAACTGGATGAGCGTGAAATGGGTGTACTGAAGCAAGCCCTGAATAGACTCGTTGAATTAACAGCAGAAGGCAAAGCTAATCTTGGTGGTGAGATTCACGAAGAGGCCATCTGTAGAATCATAAAGGCTGAAGAGGTAAAATAATATGGCAGCAGAACCTAATAGGGCAACCACCATGCAAGATTTAGTATTGCATGTGGCTGAGAAACTTGGTATTGCTGAGTATACATCAGCAGGCCTGATTCACGTTCCGACAGATCAATTTAATCTTAATCTATGCAAACGGCATATCAATAATGGTATCAGGATGTTTATGGCTGATGCACCAAGGAAAGGGTGGCGTTGGATGCGCAGGTTAATGAGCGTAACATTCGATGCTACTGGTGCTGGTGCTGATAATATAGACGGTGATGCAGCCAGATATAAACTCGCTGCGGATTTCAGTGGTACTGTGGATGGTCCAATTAAATATGATGCTGATACCAGTGTAGGAACTAAGATTCATTGGTGTGACGAATCGGAAATACGAGCACGCAGAACTATTGCTGTAAATACTGGTATTCCTATATTAGCTGCTATACGACCATACCAACCAACGAGTGAAGCCCTATCTACTACAAGACAATGGGAGATGATAGTTGATCCCACGCCTGATTCTGCGTATGTGGTAAAATTTCCTTACACACTTCATTTTGATAAAATGGATCTTGAAGCCGGTGTAGCTGATGCACCTAATGATGCTACTGTAGAACTTTTAGACGCAACCAGAACTGAAGGAAATGATTATTTCAATGGCTGGGTGATCCGCATTGTTGCTGGTACAGGTAAAGGCAGCTATGCAGTTGTAACAGATTATGTTGGTGCAACCGGACAATTTGTTGTTGCTGATTGGCTTACATCAGCTGGTGCTGCTGGCGGTACTGACCCGACTACTGATAGTATATATGTAGTTGAACCAGCTGCTAATTTACACCCGGCAGGACATCAATTTGATGATGTTATTGAATCAGCGTGTTTGGCCAGGGCTGAGATGGAGTCTCAAGACGAACATATGGATACATTCTGGACGGATTACTACCATAAGAAAGCGATACCAAACGCATTTAAGGTAGATATGCGAAGTGCCCCACGTACGTTGGGGCCTATGTTGAATGGTCCAGTTTTACCTCGTGGTAGAAGTTTTAACAACGTAACTTATTAAAAGGAAAAAATAATGGCAAATAGAGCTTTCTTAACTCACGATATTGAAAATTCACTTGCAGATGGTGAAAATAAAATTGCAGGTAAAGTTTATGAAAAAGAAGTATCAATTACTTCCGCAGAGCTTTTGGCTTTGCACGCTTCACCCAAAGAACTTGTACCAGCACCCGGTGTGGGCAAAGTTTTACAATTTATAGGCGCTGTAGCCTTTCTTGATTACAATAGTGCTACTTATACCGGTAATGGCGTACTTACTATCAAATATACTGATAATTCTGGTACGGCTGTTAGTGACCCGGTAGCTGCTGCCGCCCTTTTTCATCAGGCTGATGACTGTATTGAAGAATTCGCTACTCTCTCAGCAGAGACAGAACTTACGGCTAATGCAGCATTAGTATTATCTGAAGATACTGGTGAAGCCACTACTGGTGATAGTCCGATGACAGTTAAGATTTTCTATCGGATTCTCGATTTTAATTAATATACCGCTTATGCGGATTATACCCAGGGGGTGAGCAGCCCAATATGCTCACCCCATATTCTGGAATCATAATATGGATATTCTTTTTCCGTTCAAGGGTTATCATAAAGGCCTTGGTGCCGAGAAACAACCAGCAGGAACAACTCCATGGATTCAGAACATGCGAGTTATGGACGTTCAGGATAATAGATTTAGGGGTGGTCAGCGTCCGGGATTAAAGAAGGCATATGATGAGCAAATAGCAAATGTAGTTGGTCCCGTTGTTGCTATGTGCTCAATAACGACAATAAATTAATATGGCAAGTATAACATATATAGAACAGACAGACAGAAACAATGGTCGGTCTTTGAAGGATAGTGAAGACTACCAAATTGCCCAAACATTTACTTCGGATATAGATTTTACACTCGCCCAGGTTCAATTAAAATTACAAAAAATGGGAACCCCAGCATATGATCAAACATTAAAAATCTATATCACTGATGCGGGCCACGAACCAACAGGCGGTATATTAGCAACTGCTACTTTAGCTAAAGAGGATATTCCATTAGCTTATGATTGGGTGGATTTTGATTTAATAACACCTTTAGATATTACTGGCGGAACTGAATATATTATTATATTTGATTCAGGTAGTGGTGGCATCGTTACTGATTACGTACTTTATGGATACCAAAGCACTGATGTTTATGTAGACGGTTATATGCTTGATAAGAGTCCTGCTTGGATTCACCGAACTACTTGGGACATGACATTTAGACTTAATGGTGCTCCTATATCAGCTCCTCCTTTAACGGAAGCATATGTAACCAAACAATTAATCGCAATTAGTTCTGATGAAGTATGGTATGAAAGCCCTGCTGGTACAATGAATCGATTTGCGGCATCTGCCGGACAGCTTGATACTACTGATTTTTTGAATATAACTGAGGCATTTCAAAAACTATTTATTGTTAATGGCACCATTAAAAAGGTACTTGACTTTGTTAATACAAAGATAATTGCTGTTGATATAGACAACCCAGGCAAACCACCTGATTTTGGCACTATACTTACTGGACAGACTTCTGGTGCTAAAATGATAGTAGATTATATTACAGGTATTGCCGGTGAAAAAAGTATTTACGGTAAACGCACTACAGTTGCTACATTTCAAGCTAATGAAGTAGTGAAGGGTACTAATCCGACTACGAGTCCTTATGCCGGTGCTGTTGAATTTACTATGACTGCAACAGATGAAGTTGTACCTCCTCATTGGTACGATTATACTGTATTCGGTGCTGATGCTGATAACTATGGTATTATACCAGACAGAGTATATCAAATTTGCAAATATAGGGGTAGAATACAACTAAGTGGTGATCCTAATTATCCGCATCAGTGGTATCAAAGCAGTCAGTTAAATCCGTTTGATTTTCTATATGTTGCTGGGGATGCACAATCACCTGTAGCTGGTAATAACGCAGATTGCGCCGAAGTAGGCGACATTATTAAGGTTGCAATACCATATAGTGATGACTATCTTATATATGGTTGTGCAAATGAATTATGGGTTATGTCTGGCGACGCAGCATTTGGCGGTGAACTTAATCCGATAGATACGACAACTGGTATTCTTGGTGATAGGGCGTGGTGCTGGGATGATAAAAGCAATCTTTATATTATGGGTACAGCAGGATTACTTAGAATACCAAAAGGTTTCGGCCAAATTGAAAACTTAACAAGGGAACTATGGCCTGATTTTATAGAAGACCTCGCACTTGATTCTTCATTACACCGCATCGTTCTGGCTTTTGACCCTGAAAAAGTTGGCATACATATATTCAAAACAACGCTTGCAACTGGTGCTTGCGTAGGTTGGTGGTATGATCTTAGGGTTGGAGGACTATTTCCGGATGCAATACCAACAACAATGGGTATTTACTCTGCTTTTTATTATCAAACGGAAAATCCATCATATAGAAAACTTTTAGTAGGTTGTGCTGATGGTTATATTAAATCATTTGATAAGACAACTAAAAATGATGACGGTACAAAAATTACCAGTTACGTAGGATTCGCACCATTAGCATTAAGTACACATCCACGCAAAGACGGGATCATAAAAAATATCGACGTGGTCACAGGTATTGGCGACATTGACTCAAACAATGTTGTTTGTACTGTCCATACAGCAAGGACAGCAGGACAAATTATTAAAAAACTTAATGACGGTGATGCTGCTTCATTTACAAAGACTTTCATAGCACCAAATTGGACGAAAAGTAATTTAGACCGCAGGTCTGTTCGTGGTCAGTGGGGTGCTATAGTGCTAACTAATAGTGCGTTAGCAGAATCTTGGTCGATGGAGCGTCTGATAGTTGATTCAAAAGAAATCGGAAGGAGTTTGTAATGGCCGAAGATTATATGGCTATGTATAGGGATGCTTTACAGCGTCTTTCAACTGGTGGTATGTCGCTTGAAGCCAGTTTACAAGAAATTGAAGAAGGAAAAAAACAAGCTATCGGTAGGGGGCAACAGGCACTCGTTAGTGGCGGCCTGGGTGGTGCTACAATAATGGGTGGAGTGCCAATACAGGCTGAGAAAATTGCCGCAAGACAACGCCTTGGTGCGAGAGGTCGAGCTGAAGAGAAATATCTTACTACATTAGCATCATATGCAACTTTTGCGCAGCGTGGACAGGAAGCCGCCACAGAACGTGAAGCAGCAATGAAAAGATTACAGGCACAGATTGAAGCACAAAAAGAAGCGGCAGCCGTCTCTGCACAACCTGGTATTCTTGCTGCTATGAAAATGGGCGGCGGTGCCAGTGCTGGTGGTGGTGGTGCCGGTGGTGGTGGATACGCGCAACAATTTCCATCATTATATGACAGAGGTGGAGCGGAAGTGCCGGCACCAGATTGGATAGGCGGTGGTGCCGGTAGTGGTGTAATGCATCAGGCAACCCCCGGATACGGTTTGGGGGAATGGGCACAAGGACCTGGCGGAGAAGCTGATCCTTATGCAGAAACTCTTAGTAAATTAAGAAGTGGTAGGGCACATATAGCGGGAATGTCTCAAGAAGAGGCGATAAGATCAATAATAGCCAAGCAAGCAGCAGCAAGAGCAAAATGGGGTTTGGGTAATCTTTCTGCTGGTAGTAGTAATTGGGCTGGTATGAACATTGCTCAAAGCGGTATGGGAGGTTTTGCATAATAAAGTATGGGACAATCATTAGCCATACCAAGAGTTATACCCGAAGATTGGAAACGGCTTGACCTTATTATCAATAAGATTAAGATGAGGTTAGGTAGTAGTGGCACTCCTACATTCACTGGAGTAACTATAACTGGACTCACACACTCTACACTTGTCGGTACAAATGCAGATAAGGTATTAGAATCAGTGACAGTCGGTACTGGTCTCGATTATACCAGACCGAACCTAACACTATCTCATCTTGGAATAGAAGCCCTTACTGACCCTGGAGTAGATAAGATTTTATTCTGGGATGATACCGCAACTGCTTGTAAATGGCTTGGTGTCGGTGATTCTATAGCGATTACAGATGTTACAATCGATACAATTCAAGACATTCCTACGTTTGCTGATATAATTCTTACAGACTGGCAATTAAATACTCCAACCTATAATAGCATCCATGATTGGATGAATAATACACAGTCTGCTGGTCGAATAAGTGGTGGTGATTTTACAGACATGGGTGCTGGTGTATTAAAAGTTGGTGCCGGGACAGGTTTAATAAAAACTACAGATAGTCGTACTGGTATAACACAGATGTTTGATTGGGCTGAAGATGCTGATGTACGAACAAATGATGACCCTCCAGAAGCTTTAACCGATGGTGTTAAGAATTATATTTATGTAGATTACAATGGCGGGACACCTAAAATTTATTCTACGATAACTAAAAGTGATATAACCTTTACGGATAAGATAGCTCTTGGTGTAGTGTATAGAAAAGGCGCAACGTTACACATGCTTCCAGGTGGAGTGCCTACGAATGATGCTACCAGTAGAACGCACCAAGCTATGTATGCTGCTTTAGGTTTTCACCGTACTTCTGGGTTACAAGTATCTGAGGTAGGAAATTTAGGTGTAGCAATCACAGAAGGTATTTTTTATGCAGGATTGAGAGGTTTTGCACTTTTTACTGGTACAGGTTATAGTAGCATTGATACAGATTTTACTCTGTGGTATAATGATGGTACGTGGCAATCATCTGATACCAATGTTTTGACGCATCATTACAATGATTATGGTACTGGATTAGTAGCCACAACTGCCCAACAGTATGGTAATTTTTGGGTTTATGTACACTATGATGGGCATGTACATATAGTTTATGGGCTTGATAGTTATAAGTATGCTGAGGCAATTGCTGCTTTCCGGCCCGCAAATTTACCCCCAATTATTGCTGGTTTTTCAGTATTGGTTGCTCGTGTGACAATAAAGACGGAAGAAACAACTACGTTCACTAATGTCAGCACACCTTGGGAATCTACGATAGTTGCAGGCACAGTGACAGATCATGATAGTTTAGCTAATCTTGCTTTCGGAGATTCCGGACACACGGGATTTCAGGCCCAAGGCAATATATTGGATGATCTGAATACACTTGGGCCTGTTGGAGCCGATAATGAATTTCTCGTTGGTACTGGTGCAGGCATATTGGCCTGGGAATCAGGTGCTACTGTACGAACATCATTGGGATTAGGCACGGGTGATAATGTTGAGTTTGCGGGTATCACTGGTACAAGTCTTGATATAGCAGCACAGGAAATTACTTGCGGTAGTATTAACAGGACGACTGGCACGCTAACGTTAGAAATAAGTGGGACTCCACAATTATCACTAAGCTCTACTGTAGCAACTTTTGCAGGTACTGTTGCCGCGGCAGGTGGAAATCTAAATCTTGGGGTAGATGATACGACGAGAGGCGTTATTACTGCTTATGGCCCAAATACCGGGATTTATGGTGGTTCTTTAATTCTTCACACAGGAGCGGAACATGATGACACGATAGAATCTTATTATGTTCGAGCATATGAAGATGACTTACAAATCGGCGGTACTGCTGGTGTAGCTATAACAATAGCCGGGACTACAGTTACCTATGCCGGTGATGTAGAAATTACAGGGACAACAACATTTACTTCTAATATTATAATCCCTGATGATGGCTGGATTGGTTCGATAACTACTAATCAAGCAATACAAATCGCCAGTACAGGAGCAATTACATTTGCTGAAGCAGTTACATTAAGCGCTGGTAAGGATTTGACAATAGCTGGTCATATCATATTTAACACAAATAATTCTTATATAGGTTTCACTAATCCGAGGATTACATTTAATGACAATGATAATCAATTAGATATTACTGGCAAACTTATACTTCCTGATAGTGGCTATCTCGGTTGTACTTCTGCTACTACTGCTCTTCAGATTTTACCTGCCGGCGATATTATATTCACCAATAGTCTTTATACTAATACTGGCTTGTATTTATTAGAACGAGCAGATGATGTCGGTCATATAGCGACCTGGGGACATATATGGGTTAAGAATGATGTACCAAATACGCTTTGGTTCACAGATGATGCCGGTAATAATGTTCAATTAGGTACAGGTGTTGCCGCTCATGCTATGCTTGATGGAAATGTACATACAGATAGCGTAGCTGACGATGTCTCCAGAGGTTCTATTATATATGGTAATGTTGACTCTAAATGGGATGAATTAGTAAAAGGTGCAGCTGATACTTTCCTTGGGTCTGATGGTACAGATATATCATATCGAACTGCT